AAGCTTCAAGCGATTCATTTGTTTCTCTATATATAGAATGTAAAAAAGCTTTTTCATCTAAAGCTGTAAGGTTTGATTTTTTCACACCTAACATGTCAATACCTTAATGTAACTGATTTGTTACTGCTAGTATTAAAGGTTATATCAATCGATGAGTATTCCTCTAGAAATATACATCTGCCTGTATTATTATCATGTATTAAATAATCAAAATGCTGGTCAAAAGTGTAAATTTTCTCTAAAATATTTGTGTCATTTTTGACATAAATTTTTAATGAATTATTGACATTTTCAAAGCTAATAAAAAGCTCTTTATTTTGATTATCTGTAATCCAATTAGCATCTAAGAGAGTTAAATCAAATGTACCTGCTGTTGAAAGCTTATCTACTAAAACAGAATGATAATTTAATTCAAAGACTATACTTGAATCCTCTTCTCTTAAATCTTGTTTATCTAAATTGTCATTTATGAATTTTATTAATTTATCAGGAGTATAAGCGTTTAACATCTCATTAAAGACGTTATAGTTATTATTTAAATAGTGCGCGCTTAAAACATAAAAATCATATTGACCCTCAGAATCAAAGGTTACAGGAATTTTAAAATTATTTATGTATGACGTATTTACTAAATTATTAAAATCCTCATTACCTGAAAGATTTGAATAGTATTCTAAATTATCAAACCTATACAAAGATTCTGACCATTGACCTAAATCGTTAAGAAACTCAAGTTTAAAGGTTTGTTGATTTAATTTTAAAGTAGGAGTTCTTCTAAAGATAAGCATAGTACTAACCTTATAAACATAATGCCTATCAAATAAATGCAACTCATATTGATTTTTAGCTGGATCAGAATCCAACGTTATTCTTTGTAATGTATTCTCTATTTCAAGACTAATAGCTTTAGTTCTACGTATCTCTGGAGTTACAAAATCAGTAAACTCAATAGAGTAGTATTTTAGTTTACCCTTATCAGTTAAACAAACTAAATGATTAGTAAAATAATCATAATCAAATGAAAGTATATTTTCTTCAGCATCTAAAGATAGGGATTGCTCTAAAAAGAGCTTATGTATTAAATCAAAATCTATTGATTGTAGATTCGCGTTATACAAGTAATTATATTGCTCTTTATTAGCATTGTTATAGTTATCAAAATAATATTTTAACTTATTGCTTTCAATATCAATTCTACAAGCAGAGTAGTAAGTACTAAACAAATCATTTAAATAAAAGTTGTTTGCTACTAGCTCTATGCTTTCGTAATTCATTTTAGATTTCTTAAAACAGGGATAACTGTAAATTCTAACCAAACCCTTAAAGCCATCACATTCTACTGCTGGACCACCCATTATGCCATTATAAGAATCCATAGATAAATTGCTTAACTTCATAAAACGTCTTTTTGTTCTGTAAAAGACGTTTAGATTTAAAGGTATATGTTCTTCAATTGGTTTATTATTATAGTCATAGCCTCTCAAGATTATATGACTATAATCTTGATATATAGGAACCTCGTATCCTGATGTATAATATTTGATAGATTGATTATTAAATACTCTTGGTATTTCAATATATAAGTGCTCTCCATTTGGAGAGATAAATTCATTTAAATATTTGATAGTCTCTAGATTCAATTCGCAAATTAAAGGATTCTTGTTTGGTTCAGATTCAATTCTTAAATTAGATATTCTTGTAGGCGGCAATAAAAAGGAATCCTCAAGTACTCTAGATTCTTTAACTGTAATACCAGAATTCGCAATACAGTTTAAAACTAACAGGTTATCTATTTCGTATCTAGACAATGAATTTTTATATGCATTGTAATAATTTGAAGTAGATTCACTAGGGGTAGAATTTGTTATTTTATAAGAGTCGGCATTAAAATTAAAAACATATCTAACTGAAGGCATAAAGACTGGCATTTCCTCTAAGCATTTTGTTTGCTTAGAGAAACGTTTTATCAAAAGCTCTGTTAACTTAAATTCATCACCTATTACATTTAATATTTTTGCACCTACAGAATTGTCATCAATTCTAATCCTAGAATACAATGGGAAACGATTACGATAATGCTGTCCTTGAAAGGTTTTCATCGTACAACCTCTAATCTGAGAGAATTAGGATCAAAATAAAGTACTTCATCATCTCTAATAGGATAAAGATTATTTGATGCTTCTCTTGTCAAAGAAACTGTTTCTGTCTGCGAATCTCTTGTTTTATGAATTTTTACTTCTGTTAAAGGCACTTCATTAAGAGAAGAAAAAACACTTCCTTTAGACGCATATAAATTATTTAAAATATTATTCAATTGGTTAAAACTAAAGTTATTTCTAGATGTAATAGTAGAAAAATAATCATCAACTTCTTTTTTTATCAATTCTTTCATTTTGTTCTCAGTAACTGTATTGTTAGCTTTTTTAGCTTTTACTGTTAAAGCTACTGAAATAGAAACAGGTTTAAAAGCAGTAATCTCTGTACCCAATAAATTTACATTTATTAAATTTTGTTGCACGGTAGCAACTATCTCATCTGTCATTTCTTGCTCTTGACCAATACAAATAACACCAACTGTACCTAGTCCATAGTAATTAGGAATTACTCTTAACTCTAAAATACCTGGCACGTTTATACCCGCATTACGTATTTGCTCTAAGCTATAGCTTCTTCTACTATTTATATATTCTCCAGCTCTAATTCTAAACGAAGTGTCTGATTCTCTATCTCTACCATTTATAATAGGAAAATTGTTTCTTACCTTTAAGGATGAATTAGCACTATCTACATAACCTAGAAAATTATGAAACACTAAACCTCTATCTAAATTGTATTGAGCGCCTGTAGAACGTGCAATTACACCAATGTATGTTCTACTTGATCCGACGCTCAATATGTACTCTGCGTCTGTTTCATACTGTATGATTCCAGCTGTATCAAATACAGAATTTACAGAAAGCAAGGTACCTCTAGGTATAGTAATATTATTGCCATTATTTATAGTGCCAAATGTACCTTCGTCTACATAGAACTCTACACATCTACAACCAACAGTAGCATTAGCTTTATTTCCTGGTATCCTCGAAATACCATACATATTAAAAATCAAATTATCTAGCTCTAATCCAGTTGCGTTTAAAACGCTTAAGGAATAGATGTTTGCATTCATCAAATTAATATAATTATTAGTCTCAGAGCCTATTACTCCAGCTAGTGTATTCAATACAGAATCAGAGCTAGTTCCAGTCGCTCCAATACTATTAGATAATCTGTTGCGGAGATTCTCGGTATAATTAGTCAAAGAAATGGGATTAAGTGTTGCCATTATTTACTCGTATGCTTTTAAAACTCTAGGAATTACAAACGTATTTCTTGTATCATACATCATACCTATTTGGATAGGCAATTCTGTATCAGATATAATTTCTAATACTATATAAAGCTCTGTTTTGCTGATAATAGAATTTCTAAACCTAAGTGCTTGAATTGGCACCAATCCATCAAAGGTTAAAACTTGAGTAATTAAATTTTGAATTAGATTGACCAATGATTCATTTAAAGGTTTCCCAACTAAAACCTTTAAATTTAAATTAGCATATTCACGACCAGTAACTAAATAATCGTTGCTACCTGATTGTAATCGTTTAATAATTCCCTGCTTCATTCTCTCTTTGTTTATATTGTCATTTGTGATTTTTATGCGGTTTTCCTTAGTTAAATAAAAATCACAATCCTCAGTATAACTAATATCTCTAATCATAGTATAACTCCAAGAGAAGCAACAGTAGTACCTATTCTGGTACCCTGTTTGAGTAAATCTAAATTAAAGGAAGCAGATGGAGCTTGAGACACACCTGGTAAAAACTTATTAACAAAGGAAGGATTGTCTACATGTAGTGGCCCTTTAATATTATAAGTACCTACTGTAAAGTATTTTCCGGGAGCTGGCTGTACATAAATACCTTCATCAGAAACATCAATTAAATTTGTACGTAATCTACTTCCTGCAGTAATTGCAATGTTATTCATTTCGCAAACAATAGCTGCAGTACATAGCTTATTAAATTGAGCTTTTATCTGTTTATTTTTTGGTCCGTTAATCATTTCAATAACTGCCAGGTTTCTCCATCACCTTCGGATGGAATTGCATTGTAAAACATTCTATCTTCTCTTCTTGAAGTAATACCCATAGTAAAGCCAAAGCTTACAGGTACGTTAACATCCTCATTTTCATATTGATTATTTTCATATGGTGGCGAGAAATAAACCTTACCTGCCATAATAGAAAAGTCATCTAACGAACTTGTTTCAATAGTAACTGTTCTACCTATAATATTATCATCAGAACCATAGTTTTGTCTAAATTGTTCATAGCTCATGCTTCTGATTTCAATAGGCAAAGTAGATTTTATTTTTTCAATTCCGCAAATAATAAAAAGCCCACCATTGAAATCTCTACCTGGTAAAAATTTAGATGATTTTTTAGTGGCGCAAACAATATCTATTATTAATGCAGAAACGTAAATCTTATTATCCTTTACGTTAGATGACTTATAGATATTAAGATTATTTAAATTTTTGTTAAAGGAAGACCTTAGTCCTTTTATTTTCTCGCTCATTATAATCTGCCTCCAGTTGATGCTGCGTCTACTACTTGATCTCTTGTGTAAGAACCTAAATATCCAGTAACAGTTCCAGCTGGTAATCGGAATGGCAATAAAGCTTCCGCTATATTACCAGTTTGCTCTATTACAAATGTAGGTCTATTATAGATAATATTTTCTCTACTAGAATATTCTTTAGAGATAGCATTAAACATAGTCATTGCTTCAGATATTTCAAAGAATATATTACCTAGCTTATTTTTTACAGATTTATTCAAAGAGATTTTTTGATAACCTCCATAAACTAGAGGTCTGTTATTTTTAAACAAAGGATAAACCTGAATTAAATTGCCATCTGTAACCTGAGAAATCAACATATCACCTGTTAAGAGTTTATTTACTAAAAAGCTTCCTGGAGTAGAAAGCTGACTATCTAATATTGTAGGTGCTTGAGAAGAACCTAATCCTAATAAGCCTACAAGTACAGCAGGAGTAGCTCCTAAACGATTTTTTGCTAATGCTAAACCTAAACCTAAAGAAGCAAGTGTAGCACTTATATTTTCTGTAGTTAGAAAGCCACCTAAATTTGCATTAGGATTCAATATATCTGATTGCAAAATTATGTTTCCTTTTTCTAATTCTTGTAAGGTTCGTTGAATTAAAACTTGTTTAAAGTCTGGATTTATTTCACCAGTTTGTAATTTTATAGCTCCCGTAAATCCTAATTCTACAGCAGGGTCTTTTTCCCAAGGCATTGTCATAAATTTAACATTATCCTCAAGCCATTTATCTACTATAGATGTTACTAGTGTTTTCTTTTGATCATCTCCTAAACTCCTAAAATTATAATCTGCTTTTTTAGAGAGCTCTCTGCCAATGTCATACATAGCAACAGAATTTAATACAGGGTAAGTAAGTCCTTCATTTGCAGTTACTAAAGCGTTTGGTTTTATCTCTGTAATGAAACCAGTATCCATACTAAATATATGAGTAACTGCTTCTACTTCAATTGGACCAAACATTTCAGAATACTCGTCCTCTAAGATACAGATATCATAAGGATTGATTTGAGGGTTTCCAAGTATTATTATTTCGCCGCGATACATTTCTTTTGCCGCGTTAACTAACTCAGCAGTACCATATCTCAATGCTGCATTAAAGCCTTTACAATTATCATATTTTACAGCCTTTGCATGTACTTGATCCTCTGTCATATTGTCATGAGCCCTTATTACACGTTGAGTATATTGAGGCATTGATCCAGAGTTATTCTCTAAGTAAAGTATAGCAATCTCATTGATTACATCATTATTTGAACCAGATATATTATTCGCCACCAAATTATACTTACTAGAAATTAAATGGTAATTTCTAAAAGGTATAAATCTGTCTTTAGTTATACGAGTCCATTCCTCAAGTAAAAGAGTTTTCATAATATCGACTCTTTTACTTTTTGTTCCTTCTTCTGTTAATAGAATATCTATTTTAGCTCTAGTTTCTTTGCTTACTAAACTAATTATCTTGTCTTCGTCCTCTTTGCTAGTAGCTTCTATAATAGAATTTAAACGTTTAATTTCTAAATTGCCTAATGGTTTGCCAAAATATCTTTGATTTGGCAAACCAAAAAACATTCTATATTCTAAGGATTGTCCATATTGACGTGCACCATAAACCCATCCAGGATGTCTTAATGACATCTCATGGAATATCTCCCATATAGTAGAGTTCTTTATCTTAAAAACATTCTCACCACGTTTAGCATTTAAACGCTTATCCATCAACAAGGTTCTATTTAATAAAATATCCTCGTTAGTTGAAGTACTTTTACTTGGGTCATAAAATAAATAACCTATAGCCAAAGCTCTTTTTAAACGTTTAATAGCTTCATCTGATTGAACTGAAGCCAATCCCGATGAACCGACAATATATCTATCAGGGTGAGGTGCATACAAAGCATCATCCTGAGGAGATAAAACTAAAGCTTCACTGTACGGATTAAATGTACCCATAACTAAATTATAAAAATAGCTAAGTACACTAGAAACCGTATCCCAAACTAAACCAACACTATAAGTGAGCACAGGTAGTATAACTCCAAGCTTAACTGCTCTCATTGCACCTAACGATACTGCTTGAAATGCTTTTCTCAATCCAGTCGCCCAAAGATTAGTACTTGCATTTGTTATCTCTGTTAAAACCAAATTACGTATAGCAATTCTAGTTGCTTGATTTTCTATACTGCCAGTAAAACCTTTAGCAACATATTGCTCTAATGCAACATTCAAGCTAGTTGGATTGATTGACCAAAGCCTGCTTGCTAAAGTAGAGCCTCTAGTTACAATTTGAGTTTGCCAACCAATAAAACTACCTAAATAAGCTAAAACATTACTCAATCTACTTGTTTGCGCAGCTGCATCTACAACATTTTGATTTGCTATTTTTAAAATTAAATCAGTTTGTGATAAAACTTGTGATGAAACAAATCCCTCATCTACTATTGCTTTTTCTATTCCCGCTAATTCAGCATTAATCAATTTAGTGCTAGCATTGATATTCAATCCCGAACCACTTACAAATCTAATTAATTTTCCTAAACCTAACCAATTGGGTATATTCTGAACTACTTCTTTACCAAAACCAAATGCTCTAAATACATTTCTACTAAAAATATTTAATACCGTAGTACCGCTAACCTTAGCAGCATCCTCAACAGCTTCTTTTGCCACCGCTTCAACTACTTCTGCACCTGCTGTAGCTGCAGTAGATTCAACTGCTTCCTTTGCTACTTCTTTAACAGCGACCTTGGCTACTTCTTTTCCAGCACCTACTAATGCTCCAAAATTAACAAAGCATAAAGCAACTTCAGCAGCTACAAAATAACCCCAATTCGACATAAAGAATTCAAACATAGATGCAGAAGTACTAGGGTCTCCTGCACCTATATGAGTTTCTTTTGTAATTACTACATCCTTAGATTCACCTCTTTGAAATAATCTTTGTTTTTTATATCTTCCAAAATGCTTTAATTCGTTTCTAAATAAGCACCAACCTAATAGCTTATGAGTAGAATGGAATTGCTTTTCATCTAAACCATTATCAATATCTGAGGCACCATACTTACGAGTTTCTAACTCCACAGCAAAGCTTTGAACAGTGACTTCACACATATCTCCATTATTAGACCATGCAACATCTGCAATTCTACCAGAAAGTAGAATCGTCAAGTCCTTTGGATTAGATGAATATCCCGCGCGCAATTGACAACAAACACCAGGTCTAAGTACAACTGATTGAATTGGCTCAGACGACGGAACCTGTCCAAATTGTTCTTTCTCAATAATTCTATCATTGATTTCATAATCTACATCCCTTATTACTGCAAATTTAGTACCATCCAATGTACCGGATATATTTTGCAATCTAATTACTGCTGTATCTGCTGCAAGCTTTCTAGATTTGTATACTGTAAAATCCTTTACTGCATTAAAGGAATAAAAATCATCAAATACAAAAATATTATCGCTATCAATAGAATCCTCTTCGATTAAATAAAATTTAAAGGTTGGATAAGCTTTAGATATATCAAATTGATTTTCTAAAAGTTTATTTCCTGAAACATCTGCAATTTCTTGAAGTACATTAACACTGATATTTGAATCGTTAGACAAACCTAATAGCTTATTTGTTTCATCCGAAGTATTATTTCTGTCATCAAAATCTCTAAAAAAGTTTAAAGTATCCACACTTGTTTCATTAATAAAACCAGCTCTAGAACCAAATGAATTTTCTAATGTAGCGGCTCTTTCCTTTACAGAGTCTACATGCAACTGCAAATATTCTTCTGGGTTATTCTGTAAAGGATTTAATATCTCTTGAATAGTAATCAAAGAAATGTCTGTATAATCTAAATCTGTATTACTCAGCTCTGAATCGAATTTTATTTTAGGTATAAGATCACTTAAATTAGAATTTTCTCCTAATATTGCTAACTGATTATTAAATTCACCAACACTTACAGTCAAATTTGAATCCTTCATATCTACAATTACACCTTTAGTTATACTGTCTTGTGATTGGTTTTTAAAATCAGCAGCATCACCTGAATAAACTCCAGTTTCAAGCTTGCTCATAAAGTTGTAGGATTTTTGAAGTATATTTGTTGCTTGTGCTTTTGTTTCTTCAAGTACACTTTGAGAATAAAAATTCTTAACATAAAAAAAGCCAGGACTAATATTAATATTACTTAAGGGATTTGCTGGATCTAAAGGTAAATCAATGTCTGGATATGCATTTTCAGTAGCAAAATCAAATTCTATTTGATTTTCGGTTCCAAAACCAGAAAGATTGTTTGCGAAGAAATCATATTGCTTTAAGCTCTCTACTATTTGCACTAACAAATTCTTTAAATAAGCTAATCTTACTTTATTCTGTTCTTTGAGCTTTTGGAAATAGTTCTTTCTTTTTTCGGCATTCTCATAACGGTAAACTCTAGGTACGTTAGCTACCATGGTTTTTTCATTTATGATTTCAACTGATTCACCTAAATTTCTTTCTATAAGATAACTATCTCTAGGACTCTCTATTGCAGGTATATATGATGAGTCTTCTTTTTTACGAGTAAATGCTTTTTGGTTTAAATTATACACATAGCAATCATCAAATTCCTCATCGTCTAATTCGCCAAAGAATTGAGTTGTATGTCTAAAACTAATCAAAAACAAAATCCAATCTTTAGCTATAAATGGATCGAATATATCCTTTCCTACAAATAAACTCTTTTCTTTCTCTCCAGTGTTAGAGTTTAAAAATTCAAAATTAATTAAAGATTTCAAAGCATTGTTTACGGAAATTGTAGATGCCAACTCTTGATAATCTTGCATAACAGGATTTTGCTCTACAAATTGTCGAATAACACTATTCACTAAATTCTGATGATTATCTGAATCCTCTAAATCAAGAACCAATTGATTAAAGGAATAAATTGGTTCTTGATTATTTTCTCTTTCTACATAAATTCTATTAAATAAAGCTCTTCTGTCTAATTTAGCATATACGTTAGCTCCAAATGCTACATCATCACTTGTATTTAAAGAGGTCACAAATGTACCTCTACTTATATTTTCTAATAATCTAAATAAATTAGTACTTACTTCTGGAAGCTCTTCGTCTAATATAGACCCCTTAGCAACATTATTAGTCATTAAGTTTTCACCGTCTAATGCAGTGTTAATTGCAATAAGAATAGCACCAAAAAGAATTGGAATACTAGCAAAATAGATGGCCACTGCAGCTACAACTCCTCCAAGAAGTGATTTTACTTTTGCAACAAACCCTTCATTATTATTTGTTAAAAATTTGTTAATTAAAGTAGACTCATAATTAGGATGAGATTTATTTATAAAATTGTAAAATAAATAAAAGCCCCTAGAGGTTCCTTCAAAACTTGTATAATCTGTTTTTAATTTAGTAAACAATGCTTGCGCTTGTATTATATCTTCTGCTGTAGGTAATAAAGACCCGCAAACACCAAAGGTAAGATTATTAAAAAAGCTTGGTATAGGAGAGATTCCATACAATTCTTTTTGAATCATCTCATATTCTTTCTGCACATCATCTTTATTCTCAAGATAAATCTCTGGCTCAATCAAAAATACACTTGCTAAATCCTTTAAATTGCACGCCATTTTAATCAAATTAATAATCTCTCTATTATTATAATTTCCAGTAGCATTCTCAGAAAAGCTTCCTACTGAAGAAGGGTCTGCTATATAAAAACTTAAAGGTAAGTCTTTGTTGAATTCAAAAGTATCTGTAAGATTCTGTGCATCCCTATCATAATAAACAACTAACCCATTTGCATTGAAGTAATCATCTAAGGCGTCCTTTAACTGTTTATTATTTTTTACATCCTTGAAATATCCAGGGTCTGCATTTATAATATTACCTACCGTATTCGTGAATATAGAAACTTCTGTATCGTTATTTAGGCTTCTGTTTTTATAACTAGCTTGAAATGCTTTTCTCTGAGCATCAGTTAAATCTTTATATTTCGTATCTGAAACAGATGTACCTATTAAATCCGAGGACTTCTCTCCAAATACCTGTTCTAATCTTTCTTTCCAACTGTTATAGGTTAAAATATTTCCGCCACTATAATTTGGATTAAAGTCTTTATCTAAACGTGCGGATTCGGGTTCAAGCTTAACCTTATAGTCTACTATTTCGGTTTTGAATTTAACAGTTTCCTCAGAGCGTTCTTGATTTTCGTCGTCATTGTCATCGTTATTTTCAATTTCAGTATTATTATCAAGTTTTTGCTTTAGATACAGTTCGATTGATATCTCTGAATTGTTAGGTTTATATACATAATCGTAGAGAGTATAATCTTTAAAATAAGTGTAGTCTTCATCTGGTACTTTATCTTTCCAAACATCAATCCCTTCTCCTGAATAATACTCTTTTATTGCATACTCTCCACCTTTATCTGCAGACCAAAGTCTAGGAGTAGTATTGTATTTTAGGTTTGTAAAATCATCAGTGTCTGTAATTTTATTATTTAATTTCAAATTGCGTATAGCATCGACAATATCTTTTTCTTCAGGAGTTAAACTACTTTTACTTTTTTTAGTAATTGTTTTAACTTGTTCTTCAGATTTATTAATTTCTGAACAATATTGAGTGAATGCAGCATCATAAGAATTACTAGTTAAATTTAAATTTAAATCAAAGTGTATAAAGCCTGAATAAGCAGCAGTTCTATCGCCCATATCTCTCACCCAAGCCATACCTGAACCAAATACATCTCCATATATTCCTAAACCATAGCCCTTAGATTGTTTAAGCATGTACCTTCTAATTAACTCTGCAATAAAAAATACATTATAGCCTGGTACAATAATATCTACCGCAGAACCAAAATAATGCTGACTAAAGGTATCTCTAGTTTCACTATCTGAAAAGTCTAAACCAGATTTAACTTTTATTCCAGAAAAAGATTTAACTAATAAAGGATAGCCTTCACCTTTTTTTATATCATCAAATGAAAGCAATAGATCCCATAAATTATCTAAATGTTGCGCCATAATTTTTAAATTATGGTCTACAATTTTTATTAAATCTAATTCTTGCAACTTTTTAATAAGCTCGGGCTTCTTTAATTTTATACCCCTTAAAAAATCATCTGCTGTAAAATATTTACTAGTAAAGCTTAAATAATCACCAGGATTAGATTCAAATGCATTCTTTTTAAATACATAATCCTTAGAAACATCAGCTAAATCACAATTACTTAAAATTAAATCTAAAGCCTTTTTCATAAATTCTTCATTAGCTTCAGTATTGGTTTTGTTAGTTAAAACCTCTTTAAATAATTCAGGATCATAGGTATTTGATTCAGAAAAACGTAAAGTGTACGCTGTGGCTCCAGGAGATGATTCTAAGGTTCTATGCTCTGTAGATTCAATAGCAATTGGTTTCTTTATATCTACCTTATAATTCTCTTGGTCTAACGGTATATGATTTATGTATTCTTCTTTAAATGAACCAAATAATCTAGTTACAAATGAATCAATTAGAATGAATGACCCGTCGGGAATAAATTTGTATTCCCGACCATATTTATTAGTCAAGGCTCTTAGAGTTTCAATTGCTTTTGGAATTAAAGGTAAACCTACTGTTTCTTGAGCTAAATTTTTACTAATAAAATTAAACTGATAAGTAGGCTCAGATGAAGATAAAAATTGATTAGTAGGATATTCTTGAGAAAGTATTGGAATTTGCGCAACTATATTATTTATACCTGCCGCTGTAGACACGAATGCATTTGCACCAATATCATAATTAGTTACATTGATTCCCTTATCTATGCTTTTAGATTCTTCAGATTTATTATCCTCAAATTCATTATCTATTTGTAACACTAATGTTTTATAAAAAACATTACTTACATATTCCTTGTGTGTCCATTCAAAATATTTATTATCAGCAATGTATTTTGGCAAATTAGATAAAGCTTCTAAATCTTTTGATGTTAAATAATGTAGCCCTGTATCTAGTGTTGTATTCGTAGCAACTTCTATGTTTTCGAGTGCAGGAGTTGATTGTCTTAAAGTTAAAGTTGAATCTGACCAAACATTATAAAAAACAACGTTTTTATAATTTATTTTATCATGCTCAAGACCGTCATCAAAATAATGTGTTTTGTCATTGGGAATATAGCTAAAGTTCTTTGCATACTTTGATTTTAAATAAAAATAATTAGTAGAAGGAGAAACTGGCTTATCTGTTATAATTCTATATCTTAATTCATCATAATACTCTTTAACATTAAGATAATCTTTATTATAAGGATTCAAATCTGTATGACTAGAATAGGAATCCATAAAAAAATCATTATCTACATAATATACAAACGGTCTTTTTAAGAAAATATTTGGAATCAAAGTTTGATTCCAAAGACTTCCATAATTATCATTATTTTTATATTTATCATTAAATTCGTTTTGATTTTTATCAAAATAATCCTTTAGTAGTTCTTTTACGTGCACAGGAAAAAAATCATACAAAATACTAAGCAAAGCGCTTCCAGAAGATGTAAGATTTAACTCATAAAAATTACTTTCTTTATTTAATTTTAAACAAGAAGGATACTTTTCATTAAATTTGCGAATAATGTTGCTAACATTATAAATATTTATGGCATGAAGATATCCTTCATTAACAAGCTCAATAAAACCTGTAGCTCGGTATTGAAAAACTACATTTATAGTTTGGTCTGAAAAAATAATAATACAATTAGGATCAATTCTTTTAAAAAAAGCATCAAGTGTTTCATAAGCCGTTCTTATATTCTTTTCATTAAATACTTGTTCCTGTATTGGATCTATTGTTTTCCACCAATTATTTAACCAATTTTCTGACTCAAATCCTTTTCGAAATTGAGATACAGACATTTGGCTAAAAACCATACATCCGTAAACTTTATACATCTCTTTTAAAGATGTCTGGATTCGTTTTGTGCCATCTTCCTTAATAAGAAAATGCTGAGGTAAAATCCAAATATCAAAAATATCTACTAATTTATAATCGGACATTTTATTACTTACCCTCATTTTGTTTAGCTAATGCTTCTAATATTCTTTTGTTATTTTCAAATATCTTTTTATCTCTATCTTGACCAGTTAATTTTTCAGTATCATACATTACCTCTTGTCGATATCTTTTTAATACATCTGCTGGAAGGTTTATATGCTCATACTCATTATAATAGAATTTAGTAGTTCTATCATATTGCAACATAGACTCTATGATATATTTTTTTATATCATATAATATAAATGGTGAATGCAATCCAACTACTATTTTGTTAAAGCCAGAGATAATACCCTTATCTAAGAAGTCTTTCTTTAGTAAGCTAAGTGGCCCATCATCAGTAGCAGCTCCTCTAGTAATATTTATTCCAAAATTTTCTGATAAGGATTTGATTTGAAGCCAATTATAATATCTTACATATGCTGCTGATTTATAAGGTAAGCTTTCTTGAATTCCCAAATCAGCATATTTTTTAAACTTTTTAAAAATAGATAAGTTTGAATCAACTTGAGTTTTTATTACTGGTGTTTTTTCTGGATCAGAATATTCGTACTCCAACAATAAAGGCTCGTAAGAAAGCTTATTATTAATTACCTTTGTAGCAAAAACAGGAAATGTCAATGATGTATATCTATTATTTCCTTGAGATGTATACAGGGTTTCTAAATCTGGAATGTATTTTAAATCCAAGGAATATGGTATATAATTAAAAAGCTTTAAATCTAATTCCATTTCGAATGATGAATTTGCTGGTTGATAAGAGCTTATTCTTAAACCAGTTACAGTACAATGTAAATTTCTATTATCATATCCGCCAATAGATTCTTTAATATACCTGTTATCTATACATACAAAAGGATTATTTCTAACCTGTATTATTAAACGATGTAGCATTAAAATCATTTCAGATGTAAATAAAAGCTTTAATTGAATTAATATTTGGCCGCGACCAGAGGCTAACTTAGTAGTAGTCTTTGTTCTTAAGGTTTTATATCCCCAATTAAAATTATCCTTTTGAATATTGATTGATAAAGGAGCTATAGGTAAAAATATGTCATTGATTACAAAGTTACATTTTTCTTGCAATTTACCTAAACTATCTACAACATTTTTATAATTAAAATCATATTCAGGATTTCCTTCTGTTATATCAATAAAATCTCTATCAACAATTTCTTTAGTGACGCGCATTAATTATTCTCCCATAAGCTTGTCAATATAACCACCAGTAATAGGCATTCTGTTATCATTCATCATCATACTTGAAGTTCCTCCTGTTTGCAAAACCATATTAGAAATATAATTAGCTTCGTATTCAGACGAAGCCGTACCTTGAACTAAATAGCTTTGTTGTTTAATCATAGGTGTTTGTCCAGGAGTAATTACTCTGTTAACCATATCCTTGTAAAATGGTCTTTGCATTGCTTCTGCGCTCATTAAAGTATCTCTATTACCAGTAGGTACTAATTGTTTATTTCTAATGCGCTCAGAAACTCTACTGTCTGTAAATATCTCCTCAGGCATAAGCTCCTCAGTATCAGTATTTGAGCTTAAGAAATAAGATGCTCCTAACACAGCGGCAACACCTGCACTAAATCTTAAATTACTTACACGAGCTAAATCCTCAGCTACTGCAGACATAACAGATGGTCTTTTTGCACCCATTAAATCTTCAAATATTGCTTGTTGTTCCTCAGAGCTAAAGCCCGCATTTGCAACTACAGATTCTAGTACGCTGGTATTTCTTACCAGCTTCATATAATTCTCTTGAGTTATTTTATCTGTTTTAGAGGATGATAATAGTTTTGCTAATATGTTATCAGACGAATATGTGTGAAGTCCTCTTTTACGTACCTGATTCACAATATTGTCTAAACCTGCAAATACATCCTCTAAACTAAATCTCATACCTCCATTACTCATCAAATCTGCTTCATATTGTGCAGCTAATTCTGGAGGTAAATTGCTAACCTTTACGCTTTTAGCAATTAACTCCTCGGTAAACATAGTGTCTTTAAAGATTTGCTCTCTTAAGAAATCTTTAAATGCAGAGCTGTCACCTGTTCTGAATGCAGTATTCAAATGCTCTGTAAATAATTCACCAATATTAGTAGCTAATGGTAGTGATTTAGATTTAATAACAATTGATTCTTGTGCAGCAGAAATCAATGTTTGAGCTGCTAAGTCGGTTTTTCGAATAGCTTGTATATCGGCGCCAGATTCCATAATAGAATAAGCCGCACCAACCGCTGCTGTTTTAACAGCAACGTCAACAGAACCAACACTACCCTTAAGAATACGTTCCTTTGTAGATTCAGAGGTTAATAAGGCCTCGTAGCTCATATCCTCAACACCCATGCGTTTTGCTACAGTTTTCATTGCATCCTTTGCTATTTCCATATTAATAACAAACATTGCACCAGTCTTTTGCATTTCCTTAACGTTTTTACTTATTTGACTTCTAAAGGCTGCAGCACTTTTCTCATTGTTCATGATCGCTTGATAAATATCACCATCAAAGTCACCCACCCCAGCTCTAGACAAGTCAGTACGTACTTTAACCTTATAATTACCAAATGTACTGCCTTGCTTCTGAGATTCAAATTCTACTTCTGTTTCAAATTCAGGAATCAATAACTGACCTTGACCTAAACCAACTGCAGCAGAATAATTACTCTTATATACATGTAGTAATTCATCTAGTATTTCTGATGGTTGCAAAAACTTAGCCTCCTCAGGGTTTATTCCAGAGTTGATGGCTTTTTGTTTTTCTAACTCTAATTCCTTTAAGGCATTTATGTGTTCTTGCTTATAACCCTCATAGGTCTCCATCTTTTGATTTAAGTGCGCTTTTAAAGCACTGTCATCATTTAAATGATCAATACTATTAATTGAATCTAAATCATCTAAAACATATTGATTTGTTTTATAGGTTATAGGCTTGTCATCTTTATCAAGTACCTCTACTGCCTGTGATTTAGCTTGATCGTAATAAGTAAGAGGTGATTCAATTTCTTGCATCGTAGGTACTCTTCCCAATGTCATTCTTGGCGAATTTACCTTATAGGCTTCAGAACCATCAGCAGGAGTAACATCTAAAGGTTGCTCAGATAAAGTTCTATTAGTTAAATCTTGGACCTTTTGATTGTGTTCTTGTACTCTTTGTTTGCTCTCTGTAATTTTTTGTTTAGTCTTTTCAATTGATTTATCTTTTCTATCTTTAGCAGCTTCTAAGCGCATCTTTTTTACTTCATTTAATCTTTTCTTTATTTCACTTACAGAAGTATATGGCGCGTCTCCTTGAGTTTCTGGTAAATCAATGGTTTTATATTTTACCTTACCTTCAGCATTAGTACTCTCTACAATCTTATTACCTTCAGCATCATATTCATATTGCTTGAATCTAAAGTTCTTAATTTTTTCTGCTCGGCGTTCCTCAAGCTTTTGTTTTTGTTTATTTAAATCATCTCTAAAAATAGAATATGCTTCTGGACTTAACTCTTTTTTTAATTGATTTAAATTAGGCAATCCTTCTGCTGTTAACTTAAGAGTTGGATCTTTAGCTTGAAATCTTTCATAAACACTTCTTACTTCTTCAAGTGCATTTATTTTGTTTTGTAAATCTCCAGGTATTATTTGAGTATCAAATATTTCATACATTCCTTTTTTTGCAAGATAGCCTAATGTATTACTTAATATCTTTGATGCTTGATCAGCCTCTTTTTTATCAGTTAAAGACAATATAACCTTTGCTCTATCTGTGTCTGGAACGCTTTTTTCGTTTACTCCATTAGTTAACTTCCAAACCTCTGTCTCATCGGCTACCATATGAGTTAAAGATTTTTTTAATATTTCATTTGCTTGTTCTATAAAAGCTTTTTTTACAGCTTTACGTTCCTCATTAGTTGTTGCTTTACTTAAATCTGAAATAGTTTTGCTAATTAAAGCTTGTGTTTCTGAATTTTTTTGAAATGAATCATTTAACGTTTCATTTAGTTCTACAATTGTAGAGTTAAATGCAGTCTCATTTCCTAACTTTAATCTAGTATCTCTTTTAGTTTGATACTCGCTTACCATGTCTAGCTGTTCATCGGTTAAGGGCAACTCTTTATCGAAATAATGTACTTGCTCTTGTTCAGCACGTTTAGCTAAAATTATATTTAAAATATTTTGATTATAGTCTATTGACTCTAAATTACTACTAATGTGCTTTTGAAGTCTGTTTAAACTCTTATCTTTTCTTTCAATCATCTTATGTATTGGATTGATAGACCTATATTTTTTTACTTCTTTCTCCGTAAAAAATCCTTCCTTTTCCACATCTTCGATAAACTCTGTTACCATATAAGCTTCTCTAAAAAGACTATCCTTTCTATCAGTAGGCATAGTATTATAAATCGCGCGATATTCTTCTAAAAAAGCTTCTCTTTGTTCTACTGCATCAAATCTTAAATTTAAAAATTTTGTATCTTCTGCTTTGCCATGTATATCTTCCTTAATTCCAAATTCTTTAACTAAATCTTCAAATTCTTTTATTGGTTCATAGCTTACATATTTTTTAACTACTGTTTGACCATCATTCGTTTTTTCAAAATAAGGGATAGTGTGTTTAACTTGAAAAAGATGTTCTGTATTTAATCTTAGAGTTTTATCCTCTAAGTCTATCATTTCTTTTAGGTATTGATTTTTATTTTGACTCGCTCTTATCATCGATTCAAATGTATTTTTTGCATCCTTAAAACTCAATCTAGTGTTATATTCAAAAGCATCTGCGTACCTTACATCTTCTAATGCAACTTGATTCTTTTCAAAATGCTGTCTAGTTAATTTATCTACAAACCCTTCAGTAGTTTTAAATTTTTTAGTTGCGGGGTCATAAGATATTCTTTGCCTTCTTTCATGTCTAAGCTTAGCAGCCTTTAATCTTTCTATTTCTCTAGCAAAGCTATCCTTTCTGTATTCGGGATTTATAGACATATCCTCTATGTATTTTATACCTGCTGAATGTTTAGGTAAATATTTGTCTTTTGTAAGCGCAGCCTTTTCTGCTTTCAAATCAGCTAATCTTTGCTGTCTTAACTGTAGATTTAAATTTAATTTTGATTGCTTCTGTAATTGCAAATTTAAATATTCAAATTGTTTTTTCACTCCTCCAATTCTTGTTTGTATATTCTTTCCAGTATTAACATTTGTACCTGTCTTTATATTATCCATTATTGCTTCTATTGCTTGGATATCAGCTTGTTTCTTTGCAATTTTATCTGCAATAGTTGTAGTAACTGCAATTCCTGCACCAGCAGATTTTAAACCTCCTAATCTTGATAATTGGAATAGCTTGTTTAAATTACTGAAATTTAAAAAGTTACTATTTGGATTAGCAGCTTCATTTTCTAAATGTGCTACTATACCTTTATCAACGTTCGAAGCAAAAGCGCCCCCACTACCTATAAAGCTACGTAAAGCTGCCTGTAGCTGTTGACCATATTTAGAATACTCAACTACATTATTTAAACTTGCTGATTTATTTAAATTATCAGTATCGATTCTATATAAATCGATACCAAAGGATATATGTCCAAAACCTAATTGAGGATTACGAAAGCTAATACCAGAAACACCCTTTGGAGAAAAAGCCTTTTCATCATAAATTATATTTCCGGCCGAATCTTTAAAGAATTGACCTTCTTCCATACCGAACAAAAATCTTTTCATAGTATCGAATTTTTCATAGCCTTCCTCTACAGGAGCCTCCTTCATTTGACTATACGCATACATAAAGCCTTGAATATCCATAAACTCGGCATATCCTTTAGATTCAACCATAGCTTTGTTCAATTTGCCTATAATCTTTTCTTGTAATGCAGGTTCATTTGCAAGTATTGTAACCTGGTCTTGGCCAGTAACACCAAGTCTTAAACCTTTACCTTCTAAGGTAGCACTACCAGTAATTCTACCTGACAAAATCTGTCTAGTTAAACCACCTGTTATTTCTTGCAACTCCTTTATATAGTAAATAGATTTTTTAATTAAATTCTTTTGTTCCGTATCTACATCAGCAACACTTGCTTCACGTATGTTAGCAAAAATATCATTAATACGACGATATAGGGAGGATTCCATTTGTAAATCCTCCCCTTCCTTTCTAAGCTCTACACCAGAAATAGAATCTAGAGCATCTGATAAAGGTACTACGATTTGACTTTTTCCCTCGCCTATTTGTTCTATAAAGCTTTGATATGCAGCAACATTTAATTGTTCATTACCTTCTACACCTCTAGTAAATAAATCCTTAATATCAAAAACCATTGCTATAGCATCACCGGTTTGTTGCTTTAAATTTCTTAAATAAATAGCTAATGTATCTGCTGATTCTTGACCTACGTTAACATCTAAAAATTGTTTAACTAAGTTTTTATCTGCCTTAAAAAACTTACCTTGAGAAATATAATCCTCAATAAGCATATTCATTGCTTCTGGTTTTTGATTTGGATTCATAGAATAAGATGATAATAATAACGGCGAAATACCTAGAACCTTCTCTCCAATGCCAACCTGTCTAGTAAATAAATCAGACATTACATTTGCAGCATCCTCAGCAGACATATTAAAGCTTGACATCAAATTAGCAGATAAAAAGTTAGCAAAACGTGGTTCGACTCTAGCTAGCTTTGATTTATTTTGAGAGGACTGAGTACCTGCGTATGCACTAAATGCACCAACAAACATACCTTTATTTGCAGCTAATAGTGCTTCTTGTTGTTGCGCACTACTCATTCTACTATTAGCTAAAAGCTCTTGAAACAAAGGAGTAGTCTTGCCACCCATCTTAGTTCCATAATCCTCTAAAGCTTGCGTAGGTACCATAACCGTACCAATTAACTCTGGAGTTAATTGAGCTAATTGACCAGCTCCTGGAAGTTGCGTATTCATTTTATCCTGTAGGAACCCAAATACTGCGGTTCCGAATTGTCTAAAATATTTCTTAGTGTGCTCTGCAACCTTAGTATCTAGCTTAGCAGGCTCTATTCCTGCATCCTTCATACTTCTTGCAATATAATTATCAAACTCATCTGCATCGAAACCTAAATGTAAAACACTTCCACGCATCAAAGAAGCTAGAAACAATGGCGCTTTGTTTACAACGTCCATACCTGCAACCATGCTTGTTTCAAAATTAATATTAAAGCCCTTTAAAGCTACATTCTTTATAAAATTCTCACCTTCTGTTGCACTTCCCATAGCTTGAGACAAAACCTTAGTAAAACCTTCCTCCTTGAGCAAAGACTCTTCTCCATAAAAAACGCCCTTAATTGGTTCTGAAAATATCTTACTTTGCTCTTTGGAAATGATAGAGCCTGTCAAATAATAACGACCTTCTTTTTCATTCATTGCTACATTATGTCTTTGTAATCGCAATCCAAACATGCCTTTTTGCTTTGAAATTTTAACAGGCTCATTGTTATTAAAACCTAAAACTAAATTACCTTCCTTATCTCCATAAGTCTTATAGAATTTCTCTAACTCTTCGCCAAAAAGCTCAACCACATCACCTTTATTTAATTTATCGAATTGCTCTGATTGATAAATTGATAGATTAGGCATATTGGTTAATACCTGAAAGCTTTTCTTTATAGGTGCTTCAACAATACTGCTACCGCCTGTATATTGCATAGCATCTGCTAAACCAAATAACTGACCCTTTTTATTCTTAGCATTAAAATTAATAATAACACTAGTGTTTGCTCCTACCATTGGTAAGTCTTTAAATGCTGGGTCAATATTTAAGAGCTGTCCACCAGTAGTAGCTAGCATTGGAATATTTCCTCTACCTATTTTTTTACTTCTTAAATAATTATCTAACTCTGCCGCTGACTGAAATTGAGGTGCATCAGGTCCTAAATATCCTAGCAAAGCTTCTGGCTTTGCGAATTGCTGTGCTGGACGTGCAGAACCTGGAAGTATAGCCTGGTCTTTTACACCACCAATAGCTCTTACTAAACCTACAGGAGTAACATCGCTAGGATTCAAACCTACAATAGCCATTCTTTGCTCAATAGTTTTACCAGCTATTTCATGTCTTTTTATACCTGCTTGACCTTGTGCAGGACCAAATAAACCAGACTCTAAACCTACCATCTTATTTAAATCTAAAGGAAATGCTTCACCTGCAGTCTTCTTTGTATGAAAAAAATATGCAGTATTTGCAATCATATCCATGCCATGTCTAGCTTGAATACCAGTATATCCTAAATTCTTTTTCAAATTAGGACTAACATCCTGAGTAAGCCCAGTTAATGTTTCCATAAAAACATTTCTCTCTGCTTGATTCATTTGAAATAAATCCTCTACAGAATGCATTTTAAATAAATCAATTGCAAAATCCTCAAAGCTAGATTTTGTACTTAAATCAGTTAATTTCTTTCTAACTGCTCGAGCTCTTTGACTTAGATTACTTTCAGGTATAGCTTTTAAGCTTTCAAAATCATCTACATTAAAATAATATTTATGCGCAAGCTTTGCATTTCCATAATCTGCACTCAATCTAACCATCTTACCATTCTCGGTATCTGCTCCTAATAAGGGAATTATAATTGGAGATGCAGATGCTCCACGTTTTTTAGATGATATTTTTGCATAAAAACCAGATTTTCCATCTCCTTCATCAATCACATCAAAAGTAATGTTAAATTTTTGATCTACAGTTGAATTATTACCTTGTCTTAAATGTTGTTCTATTTTTTTAAAACGATTAATTACTGTATTTTTAGTTCGTCCATTATCATTGTAATTTTTATACAAATCGTCATTTGATAAATCACTGTAATTTATATTCCTTCTATTAACAGAATTAACTTGAGTGCTAACCTGTTCGAACATAGAAAATGGATTTGCTAAATTTGTTTTTCCTGTTCTAGAATTTGTAGCTAATAAAGATGCAATTTCTTTATTCTTTTGATGTAAATTTAAAAATCTAGCTTCTAAGGATTGGTCTCCAGAAATACTCTCTACAAAATTAGATATTTCAGAACTCATACTATTTCCCGCTCGGCTATCAATTTCTATAGCCGAGCGTATTCTCTCAATTAAAGTAGCTCTTTCGTTTTCACCTATATTTAATGAAGGGTCATTTATCATATCTAACAAAGTAGATAAATGAGATATACGCTCGCTATCTCTACTTTGCATAATTCTATTAAAATTATCTATTGTTTCTTGTTTTGAAGCGCCAAATAATTCTGAACGATTTTTATTTAAAGATTGTGTATCTAAAGATTTTTTTATTTCTGATTCTTCTAAAGCCTTATTCCTTATTTGCTTACCAATGGTATTCATTGGATGCATTTTTTCTTGCGCCGGATTATTAATAAAATTAGTTAGATTAGATACACCTGGCATATTACCAGAAAGATTTGGATTTTGAGATTTAAAAGCATAGTATCCAGAAGCACCAGTGATAGCTAGACCAGCCATAGTACTAATAGCATTCCAAGCACTTCTCTTATAAGATTCTTTTTCTCGTTCACTTTTGGTAATAGTGTCTATTGTAGGCTTTATCATTGTTAATATCCGTTAGTATAATCTTGCATTAATGCTTCTATTTCTTGTTGCCGAGTGTCATTATATACTATCTTAGCATAATTTCTATAATCCGAGGTTGTATTTACATTTAAATTTAATCCAATGGCTCTTACCATTGGATTAGCATAACGCATACTAGATGTAAAACCCCCTCTATCCATAATAGGATTTTCATACATAAACAAATGAGATTCAGCTAATGCATTATGTCTTCTCACACGTTTAGCTTGAGATTCCCATAAATCGTAATCTCTCATATCTGAACCTAAACTAGATACATAGTTAACCTTGATATCGTTAATGTCTACATCTTTATTCCAACCCACCCAATCCGGCTCTGGAATTGAGACATCGCTCATATCTAAGTTATTATATTGCTCTTGTAAATGCGCCTCATCATAGATTGGCTTTTCACCAATGTATCCACTAGGGTCACCACCATTATCCATAACCGACCATAAACCTTGATACAAATGCACTTGATCCTCTGGAATCATTTCTAATATTCTATCTCTTTGAGCACCTTGAGCATTTGCAAATTCATTAAAGAATTTCTTTTCTTCATCAGGTAAAGCCATGTAAATAGATAATGGGTCTCCTGTAGGATTTACACCATATCTAGTCTTAGCTGCTTGAGCTAACATTTTCTTTCTATCAAATGGGGATTGTGCATTATCTGCTAAAGCCATAAATTTATAAAAATTTAATCTATCAAATTGACTAGATACCTGTTCTCTATCTTGTACAAATCCAGGTTTACCTTGATAACCCATCATGTTAAGCGCCGAATAAAATGAAGGCCTTATCCAGTCTCTGTATGGTTCATCCCAGAAAGCCATAGATGTACTGTATAAGCGCTCATGCTCATATTGGTCTATAGAGCTTCTTTCTCCACCTAATAGCTTCTGAGTCGGTCTAAAGCCAAAGGGTATTAAATGCTCTACTGGTTGCGCTACAGTTCTTATACCTTCTTTAAACATATCATAAGCAGGTCTTGTTATGGCGGATGCTAAAGGTATCTTTATTTGATTATGATGTCCTCTAAATTCCTCCATCGAAAGTACCTTACCCAAATCCTCAGAAACCTGATCCATCATTTCATTTTCGTAATCAGAGGTAATCCCAGCAGCTCTCCTTTCATATAATTGATTTCTTAGCTTAACTACCTCACGTGAGGTAGGGTCTACATCTGATAATATTTTAAATTTAAATATATCTGGATAATCCTCAGGATTTATTCCCTTTAATTCACTATAAGCTGCTTCATATCCAGCGCCAGGAAGTCTAGCATAACCTGATTGTATCTTAGTATATGGGTCGCCTCTTTTAAACTTTTCAGGCATCCAGGATGGCATAGTATTATTAATAGGATTATATTGCTGAATCTCTTTCTTAGGTCTTGGGAATACACGTCTTAAGGCTTCTGACATAAACATCATACCACCTAGGTCTTTATCCCAGAATTGATGCACAGAATGATCTATTTGATTTGCACTAGACATAACAGTGTAATCGGTCGCATAGACCTCTCTACCAGTAGAAGCCTTCTGAATCATATTCTTTACCCAACCAGTAAGACCTTCTATTTCTCTGATTTGATATTGCACCTTGCCTAATGTCATTTGAGCAGAATAAGGACTAATCGGCAATCCAGGTGGTGCTGTTTCTCCAGCTTCTCTTGTAGTACCAACCTCTGGGGGATAATAATATTCAAGGTCTCCAGTAGAATCGTTTATACGCATAAACTCATCTGCATGCATTAATTTTGGAGGTTTAATTAAACGACCAATTGTACCAGATAAAATTCCTCCAAGAATAGGTACATTTTCAAATGCAGTTCCAGTAATAGGGTAAGGTCTGTCATAAAAATGCTTTTCCTCTAAATGGTATGTAAAGTTTTTAAGTATAAATTTGGTTATCGGATTATATAATTCATCTTCATCACCCCAAATAGATTTCTCCTCAGCTCTAGTCATTAATAAATGATATGCGTGCGGTCTAGTATAATTAACAGTTGTGCCTTCATAAGGAGTACCACCACCTTCCCAAAAACGTCCCTTTCTAATCTCAACAGGCTTTTTCCCTGAATAAGTATCTCTTAGCTCAGATGGATTTTCCATAGAGCCTAACAGTCCACCGAGCAATAAAGAATGTAAAGCAAAACCTGCAGCAAATACAGTACCAGCTCTTCTAAGCCAAGGACTGTATCCTATTTCTCTAGCTGCTCTATCAAAAGCATCCCCACTCATACTTGCGCCATGAAATGCATGATATGATTCAGCTGCAAACATTTCTATACGTCTAAATAAAGGAGCAAATGGATTTTGAGAATTCTTGTATTTATTTTGAATATCTTCAATTCGATTAATTAAAGAATAATTTAAAAAATTATGCGTCTTTTCTTTATCGTACATTCTAGTACGCACTACTGTATCTAAGCTATTTTCAAAATCTAAATTTGAGATTCTATTTTCAAAATACGAAGCGTCTTCTCCGAGTTCCTGATTTAAAAATGTAAATAATCTATTCAATACTCTTTGATGGTCTTTGTTAGTCAAGTCAATATCTGAAGGCTTTGCAAATTTGGATTGCAAAGCCTCTGAATATTTTTTGAACCTATCAGTTTTAAAGATTGTTTCGTTATATTGAATTATTCGTTTCTGTATATCCTGTGATTTTTTTGCTAGCTCTAAATTATTTAAAACATCAATTGTACCTTGAGCATTTAAATGATTTATTTCAGTTAGGTCTATCCCCTTTGCCTTTAAAACATTAAAAAATAAATGGCTGTTTTTGTTACTTGATTGCTCTGCTAATATTTTACCTGTTAACTCATCGTCACTCATAGCATAAAAATTTAAATTATCTAAATCATCTAAGCTAGAGCGAGATATATCATAAAATAAACCTGTTTCTTTCTTATAAACCACATCCGAAAGGCTAGTTCTATTAAATGGTATTTTATGTATATCTATATCCTCTCCACCTTTAACTTCCTCTAATAATGCTGATTTTAAAATATCAATAGGTTGTTTATGCACCGGTATCTTGAGCTTAGTTCCTGAAACCTCTATCTCACCAAAGGTCATTTCAGTACCCATCTTTTGATTTAATACGGCCTTTAATTTATTTAAATAATCTGGTTCAGCATCTACATCAATATTATACATTAATTTAATAAAGCTTTTATCAGACTCTTCCAGCGTATCTTGATTTATTAACCTTACTAATCTTTCATTTTCAAAAAACTTCTTACTTGTTTCAGATGAATTCACTTCTATTTGCTTTGCTACTGAATCTAGTTCAGCATTCAAAACATTCATATCTTTAGCTATAGCTGCATTTCTTTCTCCAAAGAAAGGATTGTATTTTTTAAATTCCTCTGAGTCAGGATTAAAATACATTTCCTTTAAAAAGAAAGCTCTTTCCTTTTTATAATCGCTACCAATATAGTATTTATCTTTATCCTTGAGAACATTTAAAGGCTTGCCTTCATTATCTAATACATCCATAAAGCCATATCGATTAGTAAACCAATCAGGCATAAAGCCTTTACTTCCAGCAAGTACTCTTTTTTTACCAACATCTGCATAAGATAAAAGTGCTAAACCAATACCAACTCCAATACCAATACTTGGGTCAGAGATTCCAGGTAAAAGACCTTCGATACCTCTTCTATAAAAACTCATCCCTGTGCCTAAACCTATATAAGATTTAGCTACATCCAATGAGGTAGCCATAGTTGCTAATCCAGGCAAAATACCTTCTGAAAAGCCAGGTAATAATTGCGCACCAAAAGCAGCAATTCCAACATGCATAGGTTTAAAAGACCTAGTAGATGCTTCAAAAGCAGATTCATATAATTGCTTTACACCGTAAGAAACTCCAGCCGATATTAACAAATGTCCTGGAGTATCAAATTTACGTCTATAATGGTCTACGGTATCAACAGCCATATATGCTGCAGCAATACCAGTTGCCTTCGCTCCTAACTGAAAGAATTGTTTGTATAAAGGCCCAGGAGTAGTTCTTAAATTTAAATGTAATTTATCTGCAATCTTGGCTATATTATCTCCTAATACAGGTACTTGTTCTGCTGTAGCAGATAACAATCTATTAAAGCGATTAAAGCCAAAATTAAAATAAGATGTTAAATATGCTGTGCGTCTCTGAATATCACCTAAACCCTGCATAGGACCTTCAATTGAAGGGATCAAACCGAATTTAGATGAGCTTTCTATAGCACCAGTATATTTATTTGCTTGTGCAAATATTTTATTTAAAGCACCTTCCTTTTCAGGAAGCTGAGATGGAATATCTAAACTCTGTAAAACACCAACATAAGCAGGATTAATTTTTTGTTTTACATCTGCACCAGTCATAATATCGTAGGTATCTGCAGAGTAGCCTTTATAAAATAAGGCTACTGCATCAGAAATCAATTCTCTACTTTTTACAGTGCCATTTTCATCTAATACCTGTAAGAATAAATTACCTCTACCAGCCTTATCTAAATCCTGTTCATACATTAAATTATAATTATAGTCTAATGCAGGTATAGATGTATGCTTTTGTAATTTAGCATAAGACTCGTCTCCTAATATACTTTTAAGAGCAGTCATAGTTTCTTTATTATCAAACCAAGACCTTTGGAAAGTATAGGTGCCGACTCTTTTAGACTCCCTGCCTTTTATTACACTATACGATTCCTCTAATCCCATAGCCTTTGGAGAAAGATATGGAGACATAAATTCTGGAATACGGAATGTATTTAATGCACCAAATGTAAATGGAAGTGTATTTAATGTATTTCTTAATTGCTTTTGAACTAAGTCAAAATAAGTAAAACCTTCCGGCTTGCCTATCTTTAATTCACTTAGCTTTTTTAGACCATAAGCACCACCAACATAAACAGCATTATTTACAATCAATTCAAATAGAATAGAATTCTCTGGTGGGGTATACTCAGAGGAAAAGTAACCTCTACCACGACCTTCAGTAATTTGCATAATTAAGCCTTTTTATTACGTGCATCCAACTCTTTTAATATCTTTAATCTTAGCTTTTGTTCCTCCTCTTTTCTAGCCTTTTCTTCCGCCTCCTTTACATTCCAATACCCAACTGCACCCTTCAAATTATCTATCTCTCCTGAAACGTCCATTTGTGCTTGCGGTTGTTCCTTTACCTCTGGCTCATTAATTTTATCGTAAATTGCTTTTAAATCTAATCTTTGGAAATTAGGAGTGTTTTTAGTTAATACATTTTCTGCAACTACAAATAACTCTATAAACTGTTTCTTTGTTAAATTCTCTATATCATTTACAGTATATGCTTTAAATGCAGTAAATATAACTGCACGCATATGCTCATATATAGAAAGCACGGGATTCTCTTTACGAACCGCAGCTATTTTATACAATATATCAGTTTGCTCGTGATCTAAACTTAAATAAAAAGCTAAATGACCAATAGTAATCATATGTCCAATAGGTGATTTCTCATTTAAAAAACTAACATCACCTATATATACTAAATTGAATATTTGCTCATAAACATAATGTTCATGGTATGATTTAGCCTTTAATAATGTTAAAAAGAATTTACTTTCCTTCAAAGTCAAAGACCTAAAAACATACATATTCTTACCAAAATTAATTTCATAATAATCAAAATTAGATTCTAATAGCTTTATTAAATTCATTTTATAGCTGAGTAGTTAATAGCATTGCTTGTTGTGGAGTTAAAAATCCGCTGTTAAGAAGTATCATCTGGTAAAGAGAATCAATTACGCCAGCCTTACAATTCTCAACCCAGTTAGGATTCAACTTAGGATATAATACACAACCCATGCAAACCTTTTGCTTTAGCTTCTCCTCTACCTCATCTGTTTGTTCAGGTTCGGTTTTAGCCATAATTTCTTTAATAGTGCGCCATTGCTTTCTAGTCAAATGATGGTAAATATAAACATCATCCTGACCAAAAGCCATTACATGAACTCCAGTACTTCCAAATTCTTCTTTCCATAGCTTAATTTGATTCTCGCTAGGGGCATCTGATTTAGCTTCTAGTAATGAAAAGATTTGAGCCTTCATGGCTAATTCGGGATTGTCATTTCCTGAGCTTCTTAATGATTCTAATTCATCATCTAAATTCATGGTGATTTCTTTCTGTTTGATTAGTTTAATAGTTATAGGTTGTTTTTTATTTTCAAAAAACTCATACCAGAAATTAAAAAACTCTACAGAGACGTCATCCTTGTAAAGCTCTTTTGTTTTTCTGTTTTCTACACTAAGGTATAGTGTAGGGATTTTTTTTATATTGTCAAAGGAACAAAGTGTAAAAGTGTCAATAATTGATGAAAAATAAGTGTCATTTTTAACAGTTTTTTTTGTGTCATTTTTGACAGAAATATTTTCACTATTATTGACATATTTTAAGCCTAGTTTTTTAGCTTGTAGTCTGGTTAAAGCTTTTTCCTTAGGTGCTTCCTGAGGAGTCTCTGCTATATTTAACTCTGATTTGATTTTATCTACAAGCGCTTGATGCTCGGCTTTTGCTTGTTCAAAAGCCTCTTTAGGTATTGCTCTTAAAATACTATCTGCAGTTGGAGAATTACGTCTTAAAGCATTCAATGCTTTCTCAGATAAAGGGTCTCCAAACAAAACCATCCCCTTATCATCTGCTAAACCCTTTGGCATATTCCCTCTTTACTGATTATTACTATTGCTATTTATTATCTCTCTAGCAGCAAATGAATATTCTGTCAATATAACAGTGTCATCTATTTGTATAGTTTGTCCATAGCCTATAATAAAACAAGTTTTTAGTAAAATTTCTTTGCCGCTTCCAAAATCAATTTTTATATCAAAAAATTGATTTATAGAAGATAAATCCTCTCCTATAAAATAATCTTTTTTGCTTTCTATTTCCTTTGGATTCTTAAAATTAATAACAAATTTACCCTGTACTAAATGCTTGCCATCTAATACTGCATCAAACTTTCGACTAAAATAAGAATATATTGGTTGCTTTGAATAAGAGATTTGATAGCTAACGCCTACTGCATCTAGTTCGTGACTTCCAAAATAAAGTTTAATATTAGCGCCACTAAAATATTCGTAACTAAATTCACCTGAACTCATATTTACTCTCTTTATAAAAATGTATTATCAATTTGATACTAATTCATCTATTCTTCTTTCTAGAAGGGAATTTTCTCCATACAATGAATCGTATAATTTTTGATTTGATGCTAAATAACTAAAAAATCTTTGATCTTCAACGTTGCTGCTACCTATATTTCTCGATAAATCTTGTATAGCTTCAATCTGTGCTGCAACATTTTCATAAAGCTCCATTTTCTTTTTTAAAGAAAAATATTCTTGTTTTTCTTTATCATTCATTGAAGCTGTTTCGTCTAGCATCTCTTGAGTCACTTCAATTGAAGCTTCTTTAATTTGTTTTATTTCATTTATTTCTTCATTCACTTTTCTTTGAGCTTCTACAAGTTCTGAAATTTGATTCTGAATCTCAGTACTGGCCTTTTTAGTAGCAGCACTATTTTGAATTAATAAAAGTTTATTATAATTTGCTTGTATACTTTCAGAATATTTTTGAATATTCTTCATTAAAATTTTAACATTTGCACTTTGTGTTTGACTTAATGTTGCTGTTGTATCAGCAACTTGATTTGAATTAGAAGTAATTCCGCTAGATGATGAATTATTATTTGTTACCGCACTTACTGATTGAGATTCTGCATTCTTTTTGATTCTTTCAGCTGTTGAAAATTCTGTACAATCTTTAGCCATAAATTGAACTACTACTTCTGTCATCATATCGTTTATAGATGTCACAATACTTTGAGATATAATTTCAATACCCTGTATTAGTAATTCAGAATGAGTTAGTCCGTTTTGATTATCACTATAACCTGTTTTAAACAGGTTATCCTCTGATTGATACGTCAATCTTAAATCAAATGGTTTACTATTAGTAAAAAATTTATTTGAATTTAAAGTATCGCTAGTAACGCCGATAGATTTATATCGACCTTGATTTATATGTTTTGCAGCGGGATGGTCTCTTAATATAATTAATACCATTGTACCTGCAATAGTTCTTATTGATTTAGTAAATCCAACCACATGAGGCCTACCCAATCTTCTTACTGGACTTTTTTGTTCATTTATTTGAAAACTTATAGTAGCCAGAGAATCTAAAAAATACCCTGTATCACTAGTATTCTCTGTATACACAAAAGCTCTTACATCTGCTCCAGAAAAAGAAAATGGGTAGGAAACGGTCATTTATATTCCTTATTATTGTGCTGAATTGCCACGTGTGAAATTGCTGGTTTGATCTTGAGCTAAAGCAGTCCAAGGTAAAAGAGTACGACACACATAAGTCATTTGATTTTCAATAACGATATCATCAATAGAAAAGCCAGAGCCTTCATTCAAGATTTCGCAACCAAATAATCTCATTTGTGCTGCATTACCATACTCGTTTACTGCATGAATTACAACATCAAAAGGTAGGATTTGATCAACATAAAATACCTTAGTCCAACTGTTAAGCCTATTTAAGTCAGCAACATTGGCACCAACAGTTACTTCAGGGGTAATTGCTCGAGCAATATTACTAATCGGCGATGCATTAAGTGGAGTAGCATTCTGGTTGGCTTCACCTAGCTGTTGTAATATTGCAGAGGTATTATTCACTGAAGCATCTTTTAAACCACCGTCAGTAGCAGTAGAAGCAAAGATTTCACCCTTATCTAAATATGCCTTCTCACCTTTAAAAGCATCTGTATTGAGCATATGCTGATTTAACATTAAGCTAATCATTGTACCAGCAATACCACGCTTACCACGAGAAAAGCTAATTGGGTCTACGCTACCCATTACATAGATAGGCGCTTTCTCACGCTGAATAGCATAAGAAACAGCTTGCATGCTACCAGCCACAGAACCATTAATAACAACTTTAATATCTACACCAGCAAAGGAGGTGTAGGTTTTAGCTAAATCTAATGAACTTGCCATAATTAATTATACTCCTAAATTATTGTGGAGGAAGCACTGTTAAATCGACATTAACAGTTTCTAGAGAGAAAGGAGGAATGAAGCTTACAGAAACATTCATACGTCCTGCAATTTCATCTAATCTAGAGGCTTGAATTACAGGTGGGTTATAGCCTTGAATATTTCCAAGTCTAACCTCGCCAGTCATAAACCCTTCAATTCTTTGTGAAAGTGTTGCGCGTGCAAAATCAACTGTTTTACCTAGGAATGGTAATGCAAGCTGTCTTACGTTATTTAGAATTCTATTAGCGGCACGAATAGTAGAAACTCTAGTATAATCAGAGCTTGGTAGTGCGGCGGTTCTAAGCAAGCTTAAAGCACCAATTCTATCAAACATACAAACTCTACCTAAAGCCAAACTATTGAGAATTGATTTAGGAACAATAGCACCACTTACAGTGACACCAGAAATCAAACCATTAACTGGACCAATAGGCTCCTCGTTAATTGGCAATGATGCTAGCTTACCCATAATTGCAGGAGCAAGATTAACATAAGCATTGAACTTATCAAATAGCTTAATTCTACTTACATTAGTTGTATTCTTAGCAATGGTACCCCAAGAACCGCAAACTACAACATGCTTACCTAAATCAATTGGCAAACCTTTTTCGTCTGCAGCTTCATCTTGGTCATCGATACCATAGGGCTCACCATTAGGTAATAAAGCACCTGTAGTAAGAATGATACCACCAAATGGACGTCCAGCTCTATAGGATGAAGACCCAAACAAAAGCTTGTTACTTTGTAGCTTAGTACCATTGGAGCTAACTACTAATTCACCAGAATCACTAACGGTATAGGTTGGACCAGCACCAGCCCATTTAACAATACCATCATTGCTAGCTTGAGGAGCAGTAGTAGGTACAAATGCTATACATTGAGTTTGTACAGTTGATGCTTTATAGGCTAATTGAGCGGCCTGATGTAAGAAACTAATTTCTCTTACTTCGTCATTAGAAGCAACTAGTTCTGCAGCTCCAAGATCACTTTCATCCTTCCAATCAAGTAATCTTCTAAGTACAGCTTCAGGAACAACAGCACCAGTTAATTCAAAAGGAGTCATCACGAATGGGTCAGAATTGATTTGACTTGGATTTGCTTTTAGATAATCCGAAAGGGTTCTCACTCCACCAACTTCAGAGACTCTAATTCTTGTTGATGATAATACACCAGCATTAGCAGTAATTACCAAAGTAAAAAATCCTGTATCTACTTCAATACCGGCTGTTAAATGAGCAGCTGTTTCTGTAACAAGGATCTTAATTAAACCCTTATCAGTTGGGTAAATCTCAACGCTTGCACTACCCCCTTGAACAACTTCAAGCTCTACTAGATTTAGTAAATCTCCTATAAGCTTTTGTCCTGCAGTTAGCTTAATGCTATAATTAGTTGCAATTGCAATTGGAGCATCTGCAGCTTCATCACCTAAATTTGCAGCCAAGAATGGATTTTTTCTACCAAACATAAATACATATGGCTTACCCTCATATACATACTTCCACATATATCCTAGACTGTAATTACCATAATCTACTGCTAAATCATTAGTTGCAGTGGTAATATCAAATGGATAAACATCAGCACAACAACCATCACAATAAATCATTTCGGAATTTAAATAATCTAAATCCTCATATTTTGCTTCCATGCTAGCAAATCTTTCTAGGTAAGAAATACTGCTAGCGTCAACTGGACCTGGTTGATGCTTGACAAGACTATATACAGCATTTGAAACAGCAGCACTATTATTAGTTGCAACAGCATTAAATGCATGAATGTCGCCAATCAGAATATCACTAAACTTCTTTAAATTTGTAGAAGTAATAGTACCAATAGCATCTATTACATCATTTAAAGAATCTGCTGCGCCAACAGCACCCAAAGCATGAGGTGTAAATAATATTTGGCTAATACCTGCATCATTATTAATTTCTACTTCAAAATCAGAAAGATTTTGAGTCAAAACCATTTCACTATCATATACTACGCTATCAGGAGTACTACCACTGTTGATTTGATAAATAATTACTCTTTGCTTGTAAATGTTATTCTTTTTTACTGGTAGTAGCGCAAGCTTAAGTACGGAGAAAACGTTTACATCACTTGAATCTAAACGAATTAGACCAGTTCTTTTTGGAGAAATTCTAATGATAGTTTCTGTTTCAGTTTTACCTGAAAGTACTTTCTTAATTAAAAGATGCTCTTCCTTGGCCCCAACTCTAACAACCTCAACCTGAGGAGCACCAGCTTGACCAGGAACTACGGATGTATTTCCAAGACTAAGCTGTGCAGCATTAGCTAGTTCGCTGAACTCACCAAATTCATTCATGATTCTTTGTAAAGATTCTGCAGTGTAAATACGACCGTTAATACCTTTTTCGGAAGCACCTGCAATTAAAATCTTTGGACCAGCTGGATTATTTGTAGTTTTGCTAAGATTCCCGTCATTGTATGTACTATTGACGCCTGGAACTCTGCTATAAAAATCTTTGTAAGCCATAATAGCCTCCTATTCATTTTTTAGAAACATTTATAAGTAGTTCTCTTAAGATTGACTCTGCTTTGATATCAAATTCTCTGAAACGTAAAAAGAATTGTAATGGGCGGTAAAAAATTCTTTGTCCACCTACTGTCATGTAAGTGTCAGACATTCGGTTCTCCCAGTAAAATCTTTCTGCGCCTTTGATTTTAAATACAAAAGCATTGTTGATTAACAATTTCTCTAACCAAACCACTCTATCATTTGCAAGTTTATTGCTTTTAGCCCAGCAAGTAAACTCAACAATATGATCCACTGGTCTAGATTCTACAGTTATTATTTTGTTTGGTTCATATGGTGTCGAGCCTTGATGAGAAAAGGTTGCTTCTCTAACAGGTCTGCCGGTAGCAGTTCTATTCATCATTGCAGGTTTTCTAGAAACTACCTTAAAGGTAATTACTTCATCACCATAAGTATCCATCGTTTCCGGAGGATACTCTTCCACTAATTTAACTATCTTAGACTCAATTATTCCACTTCTTTTTTGCGCATCTAGTATTAAATTACTAGCTGTAGCAAAAAATTCATTTAATGTTAAAGGTATTGTGTTTGGTAAAAAGTGATTTAAATCAATTTCATAAGGATTAGTTAATTTAACTTGAGAGCTTAAACTTTCAATTAAATTTTCATTCTCGTCAATAATTCGGCACTCGACGTTATACAATTTTTCTAATACTGATTCATCGTAATTAAAATCTACTTTCATTAATCATTCAACCTTATTGAGCTTTCTTCTCTACAGTGTACAGCAATATATTCAACTCGACCATTGTCAGACCTATACTTTTGTATAGTTTCTGGTCGATATATCACTTCTCTTTTGTATGGTATAACTAATTCTCCTTCTAAATCAAGACTCATCTCTATTATCTTGTCTTTATAAGTTATATTTGTGTCATATCGAAAATAAAAAGTTTTATAATCAGTTCTTATTTCTCCAGGAGCAATCCTTCTAAAACGAGAATGAAATGAGTCTCCACCTTTCATTGTTGAGTAACATTCTACAAATTGTTCATCCCAAATATATTTTTCACCTAAACAAAAATTACATGATGTTTCTGTAGATGCTTCATCTGTTAAGAAAGAAGCACATTTACATTTTACTAATTGATTATCTTGTGCGCGGCGGAATTTACGAATCAAAACCTTGTGCGCATGCTTTACTCCACCAGATTTACCTAATATAAAATCATCAAAGGTTCTTCTCAAATCCTTTTCACGAGAAACCTTGTGATATTGTCGTTTGAAAACCATTATACATTTCTCCCTAATCTACTAGTTGTAAAATAATAATAATTCCAAATAGTAAAACCAGACTTGTATTTTTCTTCTCCAGGCTTCTTGTATTTACTATTATTAGTTGGTAACCAATAATATTCATTCCATGGGTCATGCCATTGACGAGAAACAAGATTGTGGTCTGCTCTTTTGGCGGATTTAGAAGCAAATGTAGGTCCTAGAGATTGTCCAATAGTTATATGACCACCGGCATTAACAACTCTCAACCATTCTTCCTTTTGTTCTTTATATTCCTTAAGAAGGTCTTTAATATCCAAGTCCAAATCCGAATTTTGCACTGACAAGTCCCCCAAGGTTTTATGGGTTTTAGAATTAGAACCATAGGAACCAACAGGCATTGTAAACAGGCTAATAGCAGCATCAAATAAAACAAATCTAGTTCGCGCATAATAATAATTAGGTCCTACTGGTTTTTTGCAGGTTATTTGGTCAGCCTTCATAGAAGACCAATGTATTGCTAATGCTAATGTATCATCGGGAATATCATTCATCCAAGTACCACATTCGACTCTAAGCATTTCTATTGGTGCATAATAAGGATTAAATTCTGTGCAGAAAAATACTTCCTCTGTTTGTTCAAGAGTATTACCATCTACATCAGCAATTGATTCATCTATAGTAATTAGTATTAATTGATTATAATCAATCATATTTTGATGATTGATTATTTTACCGCCACTAGTTACTTCAAAATCAAAATCAAATACTGTATCGACACCATCAATTAAAGCAGTCCACTCTTCCTTGTAAAATCCAGCAAAATCAGTAGTACTATAATCAATATAATAGAATCCTGTTTCTACTCGAGTAAAACCATTTAAAATATTAACCTGATCACCATTAGGCTTTGTTATTAATAACTCAAATTGAACAGGATCAATTGGAGTATTGTTCGAATCGGTAAATAAAACCTTAAGTTTGATGCTTTGATTTAAAGAAACTCTTCTCATGTTACTCCTTAAAATTCTATAATGATTTTATTTTCTTCGACAGAAACAATTTTATAAAGCCTATTACCTCTATCTTTAACAGAACCATTGTTAAAAAATCCAGATACTGGCATTACTTGTAGCTTAATAGTGTCTTGAGTAACAGTTAATGGATCAATATTTTTATTAAATTCAATTACTATTCTATTTGTATCTATAGGTAGATTAATCTCACCATTATAAGGAGTAACATTTATAATTTGTAGTTTATCTAAGCTTGGGTCTTTATATATCGCGCTATTAATTGGAGAAGTAGACATATAATCTGCTTCAGGTTCAATAAAAACAGAACCATCACCAGTAGTAAAACTCAAGATATATGATTCGTCTAAAAGCTCTACTGGATAGCATTTTATAGTAATTATTTCGTTTAAATTATATTGAATATTATCAAATTTAATAACTAAACCTCTGTCAATTGAACGCCATCTGGCAGAACATCTAGAGGCTTTATTTAAATCAATTTGTTGGTCATCAAAATAATAAACATATTGTGCTTGAGAACCAATACCTGCTTGAATAATTTTTATATTCAATTCAGCAGAAATATTGTATTTATATTGACCGCGCACAAATACCCTATTGTCTACCAAATTATTTAATTCAGGAGAATAAATAGTTTTTAAAGATACTGCTTTATTGTTCTTATATATTGGGTCTAAATTTTGAGTATTAGCTCCAATTACAAAAAGCTTATATTCAGTATTTATAGCTAAAGTATTCTTAGGTGTTATTTTTGCTAAGCTATAATAATTAGTTCTATCAATATCAGATACATTATCTACTTGCTCTAAGCTTTCTCTGTCTAAATAAAATAATTCAATATCAAATTCACAAAAGCCTTGATAGCCAGGACTTGATAAAAAATCCTTATTTTCACCTTGAGATTCATTAATCCACATTGCATTTTGTGGCATTATGGTTTTACTTGAATCCGGACCCATTAAAATACAACTATTTTTAACAGATTCTAAATCTACATCCTTATCAAATACCAAGTGTATAGATGAACCTATCGGTACATTACTTGATTGGTTCTGTGGGTAGCTTAGATTCGTCAGTAGATTTATTGTCATTTTGCTTTGCACCTATTTTAACTTCTATAAAATCTTCGTCCTCTACCATAGAAGTATAAGGATTGGTAGGGTCGTAATTAAAGTCATCTTCGTAATTTTGTTCTAAATCTTTTCGGTCTTTAAACCAACTCATTTTATATCTCCTATAAATAAAAAAGGGGAGCAATTAAGCTCCCCTCATTTATATTATACGACTTGTATTTCTACAAGATTATTTTTTACATTTGACCCTTGACATCACTCTCAGAAATATCACCCATCTCAGCAAGAGCCTTGACAGTGCCATCCCAGTATTGCTCGGATCTCTTAACATTCTTGAATACGCCAACGCCTTGACCTTCGTGAGAAACAGCAAAGCCATAACGTTCACGAATCTTGACCTTAACAGATTCTGTGTTTTCATCACGCCATTCTACAGTAGTAGGTTCTTCATCAACTAAATGATAACCAACATTACCACCAGAGAGCAAGAAAATATCTCCAGTTTCTGATTCTGGGTCATAAGGACAAAGAGGAGAAACAATGATTTGGAAGTTGAATGGGAAATAGCTTGGAAGATTTGGAGCAGAAGTAGCTTGTTGTGAACGAGCAGTTACTGGAGAAATCTCAGAGCCATTAGCACCTTGACCAGAAGTACCGATACCACGACCATTGTTAATCTTAGTACCGTTTGTTGGACCCATTGCGCCCATAGTACCATTATTGTAAGGAGTCAAGACACCAGGTGCACCACTATAAGCATTGAACCAGGATCCTCCACCGTGCATCAACATCATTTGACGCAAGATAGGATCTTGAATGAATGAATAGTAGAATAATGGGTGCATAAGCAATGTAGTAGCAGAGAAACCTTCTTCAGCCATATGAGCCATACCGCGCATAAGGTTGTCCATAGAAAGTGTACCGTTACCAACGAGAACATTTTGACTAAGTCCACGACCAGTAGTAACACCGTAAATAGAATGTGAAGGATTGATATTGTCATACAAAGAAGTACCAAGTTGCTTCAAGAAAGAAACAGCCTTTTGTTCCTTGTGACGTACGAGTGCATTACCCATAAGCTCAAGGTTCTTTGCCATGATATCAAATGTAGAATATCTCAAGGCTTCATCAGTAAAGGAAGCAGCAATACCGCTCTTACCGATATAAGCAGTAGAAACAGCACCACCCATTTGGAAGTTAACTTCTGGGTAAGTACCTAATTCTTGAACATCACCAGCATATACAGCGCCCATAGCACCCATCAAAATTTGAGTGTTAAGACCTTGTGCTTGAATACGAGTAAACAAAGGAGTAATAACAGCGTTTGGTTCAACAGGTTCACGAATTAAAATTTCCATAGCAGTTTGAAGCAATGGAGTAATTTCGGAAGCCTTAACCATATCTTTATTTTTTGGACTAATTGTTTCAGAGAAAGATTTCCAAGAAACCTTTTGTTCGGAATCAGCTAATTGACCATTATTACGAATCATGTCTGCTAGATAACGAGAAGCAGCCTTTGGATTGCTAGGTAATGCTAGCTCGGTACCATCTACTAATCTTAAAGTTGTCATATTTAAATATCTCCTATAATTTATTATTGAATCTTAACATTGATTACAACGATTTGGTCAGCCACAGTCTCTTGAGACAAGGTAATCAAATCAGAGAAACCACGAGTAGCACTACCAGGCATCTTGCCAGTTGCACCAAACTCTTCGCCTTGGAACCCAGTACGTACTCTTTCAAGAAGACTCTTTGGTTCCTTGAATACTGTTAAGAGACGACCGCAAACCATACCCTGACTAAGTGCTTCGAATAATTGACCATTAGGTACAGCAACAAAGTTTGAATTTTCATCAAAGGTAACAAAATCACCAGGCTTACCAGCACCTACAAAATGCTGCATACGCTCTTGAGTAGATGAAGCACCATCATATACATAGAATTGAATTTGCTTACCAGCAAATACTGCAGGAAGAGCAGCACCAGCACCAGCATTAGAATAAACAATCAACATTGCTGAGAATTCATCTACAAACCAATCGCCTTCTTTAGCAAGAAGATCAATACCACTACGTAAACGTGTACTTGCACCTGCTGCTAGATTAGTCCAGCTAATAGGAGTGCGAGTAGTATTTGCAGCAACATTACCTGGTTGACCAAGTTGAACTGCAACTAAAGCTTCAACTGGAAGTCCAGCATAACGAGCCATACCTGCAAGAGTTGCACCAGTTATAACATTTGCGTTTTGAATAGTTTTCTCATCTAAACCATGTACTACTTGAGGAACCTTCATTTGAATATCAGTAAAGAACTGAATCAAATGTTGTTTTTGATAATTAGTAAAGTGAAGGTTTGCGAGGTCATCACCAGCCCAAACAAATACATCATATGATAATACGCCAACTGGAGAGGAAACACATTCATTTACAGCAGCTTGTAAATCTTCGATTTCTGCGTTTGCTTGTAAAGCTGCATGGTCAACAGGAATTAAACCATGGTCAGCCAATGCTTGTACAAAATCACCTAAAGTAACATTCTTGCTACCAGCACCACTGAGAGCAACAAATTTACCAGTAGTAATATCAATTACGCGAGCATCTTCATCCATTTGATGATAAGAAAGCATTACATGAGAAGCATCTGCTGCTGCTGCGGCTCTAGCCAAGTAACCAGCAGGAACAATTCTACCATCTGCAAAAAAGGAAACAACCTTACCAGCAGACATTACGAAATAGTCTTTGCTTCTTTGATTCTGCCATACAACTGGAAGCCATGCAGCAGGCTTCCATTCACCAGCAGGTACGGAAACGTTAGTTTGAACTACGTTATTGGGGGTGATTTGATCCATCAAATCATTACGAGTTTTAAATCTACTCTGGAATCTATCAATTGCCATATCTAACTCCTATTATTTTTTAGTTAAACTTTATCAGGATGAAAGCCACGTGGTAAATAGCCCGCTTGACTTTGTAAATAATGTTCTGCCGAATTAAAACCATATTCATCTTTAATACGAATGTAGGTATCAACTACCTTTTGTTCAAACGCACCTAGATTAGTTTTAGTAACACCATTTACTTTATCAGTTAATCCTAAATGTTCAGAAGGATTTTCTATTTTTTTATTAAGCAAGTCAAGGTTATTTATGTCATTTTTTGATGAAAAATTAATGTCATTATTTACATTAATATTTGTGTCATTTTTGACATTTATTTCTTCATCATTTTTGACATTTTCTTGGGTACTATCTTGTTGTAAATCTTTAGATGCAAATTTTTCAAGAACTTTAGCAATTTTTTCTTCTAAAGTTTTAATTTTTTCTAAAGCATCTTCGTATTTCTTATTTAATTCTTGGAATTCCATATCATTCTCTTTATCGCATTTTAATATTTTAGCTTTTCTATTTACGCAAGTTAAAATAGTTTTCTTTACAGCATCACTTGTTTTTGCTTGACCAATAAGCTTTCTAGCAGATGTTACATGTGCGCAATCTGGTACAGGGAAAGACCTATCTGCACCACAGAATACATCATCTGGCAAACTATTTCTAGCTTCAGTAGATAAAGCCTTGTCACCCATAATTGCAGTTAAAGCTAAATCAAATGTAAACCAATCAATTTCTAAATCATCATTGAATGATTCATCATGAGCTTGTTGTTCTTCTTGAGTTGGTTCATTTACTTGTTCTAGCAAATCATTATCTAATTCATTATTTTCATTCGACATATTGAAGTCCTTCTGTGGTTTTGATTTATTATTTGATTTTTTAGGATGCCCGGCTGGAAGCAAATCATTATCGGTAGTGTACTTGGGGTTAGAAGGGCTGCCACTACTTACTAATTTCAAGAATGCATTAACTCTTGCAATACCCCATCCTGAACGCGACATACCAGGCCTATGAGTGTTAGAGAAAGCACCAGTACCTCTACGATAAACTGCCTTTAACATTCCTAAGGTTACTTTCTTACCTTCCTTATCTCCATGCTTTTCATTGTGCGCAGAGACTTTAGCCTTCAAGGATTCAAGTGCAGAGCCTACTTCTATTGATTTACTAGAATTAGAAGCAGAACCCTCCTTATTAACTTTAGATCCTTTAATTCTTTCAGATGGTTTAGCCGGAGTTTTTGCACCTTTACCTTCTGGAGAAGAACGCTCTGCATCATCTGCTTCTAGCTCATCATTGTTAGCTTCAGAGATTTTAATAGCCCAGTCGACACCAGATGTACCACCCCAACCTAACCATGCTACGTATCCTCGATCCTTCCATGGTTCAGATTTGAATTTAGGATCTACTTCTGCATTTTTTCTATGGCGATTAAACATAGCCATGCGCTTAACAGTAGATAAACCAATTTCTGATTTAGTAGCTAATTGCCTTGCACGTGCCCAACCAACAGCTGTCATACCTTTGACATCAGAGCCATGCTTTTCCTTCCAATCAAGAACTTTTTGAGCATTACCTTTAGCACCAGCAGGAACCTTAAAGGTTTTTTCATCTGTAAGTTGAGAATTGAAATCTAATACTTTTTCGGCTTCTTTGTTGTCTTCTTGGGTTTTATTGGTTGTTTCTTGGGTGTTGTACTCATCGGAAGATCCTCTCTCGTTTTGAATGTCATTTTCGTTATCCATTTCAAAATCAGTTAAAATGATTTCAATTGCATTGCTATCTTTTATTTGTTTATCATTTGTTGGTAATTCAGAGTCTGTCATTCTCTCAATAGATACTACCTGAGAAAAATTATCAGCTGGAGTATTTACTACTGAGCCTTCATGTACATTAAAATCACCACAAATAAATACACACATTTCTCCGTCATATTCTTTACCATGTTCATGCTCGCAAGGACCATTTAAAGCCCAATCCTCATTACAAATAGAACAAACATGTCTGTTAGTAGAGGTGCCTGCACTAAAGGTTAAATACCTACCATCAAGGAATTTTTTAATTGCATCCTCATCTGTGATATTAGCTTTTACACGCATTCTACCAACACCAGGCCATTCACTATTCTTTAATAAGGAATACTTACTTAAAGATTTATAAATATGCTCTGGTTCGTCTGAATCAAATGCATGTCTTAATTGATTATATGCGCCTAAATCATTTCTTAAATGACCCATAATATACTCAGATAAATCTTGATATTCGCCACCAATAAATCTACCAATTGGATCTGATTGCTGGTCGTGATTTCTGAGAATTGGCTTGTTAAAAGGATTTGTTAAAGACTCTACGCCTTTACGTTGTCCTCTTGCAGAATAAATTCTGTTGTTAATCTTTCTACCTGAATGACTTAAATCATATGTAATTACTAACCCTTTTCCTTTAGTATAGGAATTAGTAATTAAATTATCAGTAAGCTTAATCTTTTCCTCTTTATTCAAAGACAAGATTTTGTTATCAGGATTGATAGCAACATAATCATTAAATTTAATAATGTTAGTCATGTGCACTCCTATCAATCTTTATTATTAATTGATTCAATAAAGTTATCTAAAACTGAGTCTATATCATCTGTAGATAATATCTTATCTATAGTGTCAAAAATCAAGTAATTCAAATTTTTCTGATTATTTTCGTCCAAGCCCTTGACACTACTTTTTTCGTTACTACTATTATCTTTAGTTAGTTTAGGTGCTGAGCGAACCCCTTGCTGGTTCGCTGGTCTAGCCTGATTAGCTGACTGGCGACTAGGTGCATTACTAATTACATTGCTATTAGTCTTCTTATTGTTATTTGTATTATTAGTTTTAGATTCTTTACTTAATTGAGATTCAGTAATATTACTTGTTGGTGCTGCAGCTAATGCTTGCGCAGCTGCACTAACTGGACTACCCATTATCTTTAATAATGCTGCAGGTTCCTCGTAAAGCTTATAATAGTTCTTATCTCTATCTAACTCCTCAATTGGTTTTTCACCTAAACGTTTACGAGCTTCATCCTCGGTAATTAATTTATTTAACCAAAGCTGAATTGTTTGATTCTCGAGCTTAGACTTTTCTTCCTTATCAACAGTACCAAACTTAATTTCTACACGTTTTTCAGGATCCATAACAACATCTGAAAAACCACCTTCTATTAATAGCTCGTTAATAACATAGGTATCTATAAACATTTTAATATTAGCCTGCAATGCTTCTACATCTTGAATTGCAGATTTAGATAATGTAGATGCAGTACTGCTATTTGCAGAATCTCCTTCACCCATATCCATAGGTGTAACTCCCAACCCTGCAAATACTCTTTTCTTAAAATAATCTAAATATTCAATTGCATTTAAAGCTTTACCCTCTGCACCAAGCACCTCTATTTTGTGTCTATGGTCAGACACAAAAATACCACCACTAGGCATATACTCAATAGTAGACCTTACTATATCTGTTTCCTTAGTGCCATCAGGTCCATAACGTTCAGGATGCTGGTCTGTACCTACAGTGTAATGGAATAAAGGATTCAAATTTGCATCTACCATAGATTCTACATTTTCCTCTAGACGACGCAATAAAGCAACATCCTCTAATACAGCTAAAATCTCAGGAGTACCCATTGTAAACCCAGGTTTTTTATTAGTATAAAAATGTATTACATCCTCTGGAGCAAATTCCTTTGACTTACCTGTGTTATGCATTATTTGCATAACCTTCTTAATTTCACCATTAGGTTTAACCTTAAACCATAAGGTTTCAAATGGTAATAAAAAATAACCCGCAACAGGATCTAATTCTTTATTAAGATGTGGTCTGATTACGCCACTAGATGCCTCTGAATCTCTAACCTTGACCCACATGCAATTAGAATATCTAGCTAAATCATGCGCAGTATTAATAATCATCATATCAAATGGCATACCAGAAACTATTTCAATTTCTCTTAAACGTTTTTTAATATAAGCTACTGCTTCTCTATCCTTACCTACAAATTCCCAGCCGGCTAATATGATTTTATGAACCTTCTTTTGAATTGCTTTAAATATATACGCATCTGTATCCTGAGCAATTTGTAATTCAGTTAAATCATATTCAGGTTTAAACCAATTACCTCTGTGTCTATCCGAATAGGAATAGCTTTTGTTATCTAAGCGTTTAATTCTTACACCTGGTATAGATTCAATAAATAATGGTTTATTCTGGTCTTGGAGCTCTTGAGACGAGCGTTGTAGTTCCATGGTTTTTAAAGCCTTAGAAATTAAATTGTATTTACTCATTATCAAAGCTCCCTAACAAATCTATATTTGTATTAACGTTACTCAAAAGTTCTAGTTTAATTTTTAAAAATTTCTCATTATTGTCTAATATTAATTTGATTAGAGCAAACTTTAGCTTTTGTTCATCATCAAGCTTGGTATCATCCTCTAGTTTATTCCAAAAATCCTGAAACTTAAAATTGTCTAAACTGCCCATTTGTTATCCCTTTGTAAAATAATTTTTTGTTAAATCAGAGTATATACCATCTAATATAGCATCAGACAAATTTAAACTCGATATAGAATTGCACTCTTCAGGGTCTATATGCATTTTTTTACCAGTTTTTGTATCAGTTATAGTTAAATATTCCTTAAATGCTCCAGTAGGATTATTTAAACTTGGATTTAATGGATTCTGAACAATAGTATCATAGTTACTATTGTAGACATCCTTTATTATATTGTTTACTAATGCTGGATTTTGTTTGAATTTCTTACAATCAGTGAGTCCATTCTTTATTAAATTCCAAATCAATCTAACAAATCTTATTAAATGCATAAGCTCTAATATAGAGCCAGTTATTTGAATATCCATATCTAATGTTTCAGATACAAAAACAGTTAAAGCCTTTACTGAATTTATTACGCCGGCAATAAAATCGTTCACGTATTTTTTTGCTTTTTTAAGCTCTGCAATTACCTGCTCTAAGAATTGATTAATTGGATTTTGAGTAGTATAGTCCCTTAGCATTGTAGAACGAAATTCAGTAATAGAATCATTTGGGATATATTCT